ATCTTGCACAAGCTAATGATGAAGCTATGCGGCGCCTTGGGATGGGAGCCCATGACCTAAAGAACAAGGCTAGGGCTTGGCTGCAAGCAGCTAAGGATCATGGACCGCTCACAATGCAGATAGCATCGCTTGAGAAGGAAAATGATCAATTAAAAGGGACAATCCAATCTCTGCAGGATCAGATCAAGCGGTTTGAGATTCGTATGGATGCTCAGGATGGCGAGGCTAATAACCTTCAGCAGCCATATCCTTCATCCATGGAAAATGTAGGTCTTGAAAAGACCCCAGCAGAACTCTATGAAGAAAAATTCGGTAAGAAACCACATCATCTGATGAAGCCAGAAACCATCCTCAAAAAGCTACAGGAATAAGCTATGAGCCTGCTAACTACCGTTCAGAGGTTTTGTCGTAGAACCAATATCACAGTACCAACAGTGGTTATTGATACGACAGATACACAGATTGCACAGATTTATTCACTTCTTGAAGAAGAGGGGAATGATTTATCTGGGCGAGGCAGTTGGGAGGTGCTAACCAGGGAGGCATTACATACAACGGTAGCTGGAGAATCGCAAGGGTACATTGCAGATATAGCTGATGAATGCTTCAGATATATTAAAAACGACACAATTTGGGATAGAACAGAAAATCTACCGGTATTGGTTATTGATGGTCCGGATTGGCAAGCTGAGAAAGGCTTCGCGAATACAGCTCCTCGCTATATGGCAAGAATCAGGGGTGGCGAATTACTAGTCACTCCTGATGCTGTAGCGGGAAATACATGGGCTTTTGAATATGTCTCATGGGCCTGGATAAATTGTGGCAGGCAGCAATATTTCACAAGAGATTCTGACACCATAGATCTGCCTGAGCCTATTATCCAGATGGGCTTAAGATGGCGATGGAAGAAAGAAAAGGGATTTGAATATGCCGAAGATTTCAGGACATATGAAAAGATGGTAGAAAATGCTCTATCAAGACAGGGGCTGCAGAAAGTGTTGCATCAAGATAATAGAGAGCATCAATCATCTCCTAAAATCATAATTAACCAAGGATTTTGGCCGTTGCCGTGAGACAAGCAATACGAACAAAAGCTCCTCGTGCTCAAACTGTTGATGTTTATAGTACGCCAGCACCTGTTGGTGGTTGGAATGCCAGGGATGCTCTGGCAAATATGCCACCAACTGATGCAACAAAGCTCATTAATTGGTTTCCAACCACATCAGATGTGAGAATGCGAGGCGGCAGAGAAGAATATGCTTCAAATATCACAGGCCTTGTAAAAACATTAGCTGTTTATAATAAGCTGGACGGCAACAGTGAAATGTTCGCCGTTTCTGATACTGATGTTTACGATGCATCATCTCCAGGTGTAGCAACAGCTCAATCAGCAACTGTGACAGAAGGTGAGTTCCAATACACCAATTTTGGTGATGGTACGACCAACTGGCTGATTATGGTCAATGGTGTGGATAAACCTTTATATTATAACGGCTCTGTATGGCTATCTGTTGATGCAATAACAAGTCCTGCACTAATAGGATTGACATCAACAGATATAGTCAATGTGAGTCAATATAAAGGTAGGCTTATCTTTGTTGAAAAAGACTCATTATCATTTTGGTATCCATCGGCTAATGCGGCTGGCGGTAATTTAATAGAATTCGATCTTTCCTCATTATGCAGGAAAGGCGGATATTTAATGTGGACAGCAACATGGTCCTTTGACTCTGGTGATGGCCCAGACGATGCCTTGGTATGCATGACATCTGAGGGAGAGGTTGTCGTATATCGTGGCACTGATCCCTCTACAGCTTCACAATGGGTCTTGACGGGTGTTTATTTTGTTGGGAAGCCATTAGGACGCAGGAGTCACGTTAAGTTTGGCGGGGACTTGATTGCCATTATTCAAAATGGGGCTTTCCCATTATCAACTGCGCTGCAGTCTGCTCAGATAGATACAACATTTGCACTAACCAATAAAATCGAAGATGCCTTTAATGAGGTTGCTGCTTCATATGGTGACAATTTCGGCTGGGAGGCAACATTATATCCAGCTGAAGAAGCTTTAATCTTCAATATTCCGATAGCAGAAGGTGGTGAGCATAAGCAATATGTGATGAACACCATCACTAAATCCTGGTGTGAATTTAACTCTTGGGATGGCGAATGCTTTGTTGAATATAACAAAGAACTGTATTTTGGGCTTGAAGCAGGTATAAGAAAAGCTTGGATCGGAACGAGTGATGGCGATGATCAGATAGTTGCTTTGGGTAAAGCAGCATTTAATTATTTTGGTAATACGTCACAACAGAAGAGATTTAATTTTTTCCGCCCGCTTTTCCGAGTGAACGGAAGTATTACATATGGCGTCGGGATGGATGTAGATTTTACAGATAATGAAATAACAGGAACAAGCACATATACAGCACCTGCCGCATCATTGTGGGATACGGCAATATGGGATGGTGCATTATGGACAGGCGAGTTGTTAGTAGTCAGGCAATGGTCATCGCCAAATAATAATGTTGGATATAGCGCATCAGGCGGAATTAGAGTAGAAACAGCTAGTTATACTGTTAAATGGGTTTCATGTGATTATGTCTATGAGCGAGGCGGAATTCTATGAGAATAGTTCCTTCTACTGAGGAACATATTCAATGGATTGTCAAAAAGATTGATCACTTAAGGATAAGCGATTCAAGAGGAATATCAGCAATATCTGATCAAGGCGAGTTATATTGTATTTGTTTGATGGATTCATGGACGCCTGGCAGTGTTCAAGTTCATATCGCCATAGAGAATCCGCTTGGACTGAAGAATTACACCTTTCTATATGAAGTATTCAATTACATTTTCAATGTCGGTGATAGGCAAACAGCAATAGGTTTTGTCAGTAGCGAGAATACAAAAGCACTAAAATTCGATAAGAAAATAGGCTTTAAGGAAATAGCTAGGATAAGGGATGGAGCTAGGAAAAATGTGGATACAATTATTTTGGAGTTGCACAGAGATGATTGCAAATGGATCAAATGTAAAGAAGAGGCCGCATAATGAGCAAACCTAAAGCTCCACCACCACCTGATTATAAAGGTGCTGCAGAAGCAACTGCAAAGGGCGATCTTGAAGCGGCTAGGCTGCAGACACTAGCAAATCGGCCTGATGAATTTACGCCGTACGGATCGAGAACTTGGCAACAAGGTTCTGACCCAGTATTTGATGAATCAGGCTATCAATCTGCTCTTGATGCTTATGAACGCGGGCTTACTACGCCAACCACATCATATAAGCGAGCCCCGAGAACTTGGGATGATATGGATCCAGGAATGGAGAGAATTCAATCCCAAGCTCCTGCAGTTGCGCCAACAAGGGAAGCATTCACAACAGTAAGTGATCCTGATAAATGGACAGCAACAACAGCGCTTAATCCTGAAGCTCAAAAAGCCTTTGAAGCCAGCCAGAGGATGCAGACTGGACTTGCCGAACTTGGTGAGCAAGGCGTAGGGCAGATGGGTGAAATCTTTTCTACGCCGTTCTCTATCGAAGGAGCTGCGCCGACATATGGTGAGCACCGTCAGAGTGTTGTAGATGCCATGATGGCGAGAACTGATACCCAAAGAGCACGAGACGAAGAATCAAAAAGAGCCCAACTTGTAGCCCAAGGCATTCCAGTTGGTAGTGAGGCATATTCCAGAGAAATGGATAGATTGGATCGCCAGCAAACTGATGCAAGGCAACAGGCTGAGATTGCTGCTGAGCAAATGGCAGGAATGGGATATTCGTCGGCCTTACAGGGTCGAGGGCAAGGTATCCAAGAACAGCTATTGCAAAGGCAGACCCCAATCAATGAAATGAGCGCTTTTAGAACTGGTTCTCAAGTTGGTATGCCTCAATTCCAGGCATATGGGCAGCAGCAATTCACTGGTGGACCAAATTATGCTGGGGCAGCACAGCAGCGAGGCGCCTATGATTTAGGAGATTATAACGCGAAAATGGCTCAAGACAATGCGATGTGGGGCGGATTGGCGGGTCTTGGTGCAGCTGGAATCACTGCTTTTTCTGATAAACGCCTCAAGAAGAATATAAAAAGGATTGGGATAAGCATTATGGGCTTCCCTGTTTATGCATTTGACTATATTTGGGGCGGTGATAGGCAGGTAGGGGTTATGGCTCAAGACGTAGTTAAGGTGATGCCAGAAGCCGTTTCGACTATAGGCGGCTATATGGCTGTGGATTATGGGATGATTAAATAATGCCTAAATATGCTGGAACACCATTAGCTTCAGACTGGGACCGCTTGCAGAAGCGAAGGGCCGTTATGGACGCAATAACACAGCAGTCCATGGCTCCATATGGAGGTACTGAGCGCGTTTCAGGCCGTTCTGTGCCATACAGCTGGGGCACTGGTGTTGGACAGCTAGGAAAGGCTCTTATTGGTAAATATGGTGAACAGAAAGTAGCAGAAGAGGAAAAGGAATTAGGCCAACAGTATTCTGAACAACGCCAGAAATCCATGGACCGTGTAATTGGGGCCCTTCAAGGAACACCTGAACAGCCCTATGAATTGTCTCAAGAAGAGCAATTTGAAGGCGAGCAGATTCCAGGCTTAAAAACAGCTGGAGTTGCGCCAGATCCACAGCGTGCAGCGGTAATGTTAGGTGCTGACCCCTATTTGCAAGAATCTGCTATGGCTACACAAATGCTTAAAAATCAAGCAGCTGCTGCTAAAGGTGCATCTGGGGGGTATCCTTCTTATGAGCCAATAAGTACCCCACAAGGAATAAGAGTCTTTGATAGGCGAGGAGGAGGGTTTTTAACTCAGGATGAAGTTGTACGTAGATCACGAGATGATGTAGAACTACAGGCCGCATTGGCAGGGGCAAAAGGCTATGCTGGACAGATGGGTACAGGACAGGCAGAGGCGCTAACTGATCCAATTACCAAGGCAGCTGTAACAGCAGCAGGTCAAGGGCGACTTGGCCAAGCTGCTTTAACTCCAGCACAATTAGTTACTGAAAAAGCACAGGCTGAAGCAGAAGAGGAGCGGGCACAAACAGCTGTTGGAACGAATCAATTGATCAATGAGGCAACGGCTATCTTTGAGGGAGATCAACAGCCTACCGCTAGTGGTGTCGGAACAATGGTTGATTGGTTAGGCGGCCAATTTGGTGCAAGTCCAGCAGGGGCTGATGAAGCAGCACAGTTAAAGGTAATCGGCGGTGCGCTTGTTGGTAAAGTGCCGCGATTTAGAGGGGCTCAATCTGATAAAGACGTAAATCTATACAGAGAAATGGCAGGGCGTATAGGTGATTCAACCGTACCTATTTCTCAGCGCAAAGCTGCTTTAGAGAAAGTGAAAAGTTTCTGGGCGCAATATGAGAGAACAGGAACAGCTGAGCCGACAGGAACAACTGAACCGACAGTAGCAGCTGAACCGACAGGAACAGCTCCAGGAGCCTTCTCAGACACCGAAAAGGAAAGGCGCTATCAGGAATGGAAGGCTAGCCAATGACAGAAGAGGAAGAATTTGAATTCAGGTTGAGATATGAGCAAGAACAAGCCCCTCAGCAAGCACCAGAAGCTCCTCCAGAAATAGCTCAACCAGTAGAAGAGAGTGGCTATTTTACTGAAATGGCAAAGAACATCCCAGGGAGCGCCTACGATGTAGGTAAATCTATGGTCCAGGCCATTACTAGCCCAGCAGAGACTATTAATACATTGGGCGAGGCGTTTTTCGGTGGAGCAGAAAATTTAGCAGAAGCTGCTGGCTGGGAAAAGCCTGAAGGTGCAGAGCTGTCTGATGTTGGTAGGTATTCTAAAGAAGAGGATCTTCAGCAAACAGCAGATATGCTAGGCGGTGTTTACAAAGAAAGATATGGCTCATTAGAGAAGGCAAAGGAAACCTTTAAGACAGATCCTGTAGGCGCATTACTTGACGCATCAGCATTAACGACTGGAGCTGGCGGTGCTTTAGCAGCAGTCCCGAAAGCAGGCAAATTGAGCCAAGGCGTCAGGAAGGTAGCTGCAGCGATGGACCCAGTTAACCTGGCTGTTGCTGGAGCGAAAGCTCCTGCAGCACTAATCCCAGAAGGCGTAAAAGCCGCCACAACTGGAGCAATTGCAAACCTGCTGCCAAGGCATAGACAGCGAAGTGGTAAAGCTCTTAGTGAACTTGCTGGGCCTGAAGGTCCAGAGATAATCAAGAATCTTGAATATCAAGCGCAGACGCCCCCTGGAAGCCAGCCAACTGCAATACAAGCTGCCCTTGGTGGTGGACGGCTTGGTCCTGGAGGGGTTGGCCCTCCATCGCCTCCTATAACGCGTCCGCAGTTTGCAGCATTAGAAAAGCCTATGCAGAGAAGGAAGCCTGCCGCCCATGAAACAAGAATGGAGGAACAACGGATTGGTCGAGCAAGGTCGATTCAGGAGGGTATTGCGCGAAGTCCAAGGGAAAGAAGCGCAGCTGTAAAAGCAAGGAAGGATGCTACTGAGCCTATGTATGCTACTGCAAGGGATAGTGATGCACCTGTTGATATCATGCCTGTTATTGACAAGATGGACGCAATCATTTCCGCAAATCCAGGTAATAAGCGCCTGCTGAAAGAGATGAAATCGCTAAAGAGCGGTCTTTATGAAGGTAAAGCCCCTAGAACAAAGGCGAAGGAGGTTATTTCGTCTATAGAAGGCTTGAAGACCACCATGGCAAATCAAAAAAATGCCTATATAAAGAAAGAGCTGCAAGGAATAAAGACGGATTTGATTGATTCTGTTCCTATGTATAAAGCAGCAGATGATACGTTCAGGGAAATGAGCAGACCAATTAATCAAATGGATATTGGTGAATACCTTGTTGAGAAGATTAGGCCCATCAAAGGCGATGTAGAAGGCAGCACAAAATATATAAATGCATTGGAAAACGCACGTCTAACACTGAAAAATTCTCTGGGTGAGCCACGATATAGAAGCCTTGAGGAAATATTAGATCCACAGCAGCAGCAGATTCTGGCAAATGCAAGAAGTGAGATTAATAGGGACGCAGTAATAGCAGCGAGCGGTAAAAAGGGATATGGGCGAATGTCTGAAGTATTAGAATCAGCCTTGGACCCGATTGAGCTTCCTGGAATGCTGTCATCTAAGATGATGGTTGCCAGGAATATCATGGGAAGGCTAAAAGGCGCCGGAACAGCCCAGACCACAAAATATATGGCTGACAGGCAACTAAGCCCCGCTGAATGGGCAGCGCTTATGAAAGAGGCCACCACAAAAGAGAAGGCTATCATGGGTTCACGCGAAGCATATAACAAACGAATGCTTGTTAATCAGGCGCTATTCCAGTCTGGTAGAGCAGCAGAGGAGAATAGATAATGGCTTGGAATGGAAGTGGCACATTCTCACGTATAACAACAAGTGTATCTCCAGCGGTTACTGGAACAACGATAGACTCGGCGGATATGAACACCTATACCGCCGATGTTACCTCTGGGATTAATTCTGCACTTGCCAAGAATGGCGAAAATGCTGCGACAAGTGATCTAGATATAGGTGG